ATACCAGCCATGATCTTGCCGAAGAAGCCTGTGGTGTTACCGCCCATACCTGTGACCTTGTTAAACAAACCGTCAATGTCGTCATTGATGATAGGAATGATGTCATCAATGGTTGTTGTTACGATACGGCTAGATACCTGAGCGGCGTTGTTGTCTTTGACTTGATTCTTTTGAGCAGCGTCCATGTCGGCTTTGTATCTTTCAAGAGCAGCAGAACCTTTGGCATCCATGATTGCGCCATACTCTTGACCAGCCCTATCTATGGCGTTCAAGCCGCCCCTAGCTGATCCACCTACCATAGCTGATCCAATGCGGATCAGATCACTACCATCAATGCTGGCTGTTGGCATGGTTGTGAGGCCAGTGGCGTTCCTGCGTCCCTCAGATGCCTTAGCTGCTGATGCTGCTTGTGCGTTTCTAAGTATAGATTGGTTTTCAGTGCTAAGTGCGCCTGTTATTGGGGCAGGGGGTTCTGGGTTGAGAATCCCAGAAGAGTGATCAATCGGATACTGTGTCTGACCACGTTGCTGGTTAAAGAACGCATCGTCAGTTGTTGCGTTTACAACAGGCACGGCTGGATTAGCAGCAGCCGCTGCTGAGGTCATATCATCAGCATCGACCATAGGGTCTGGGTTCAAAACTCCGGCTGAATGATCCATAGGATACTGAGTATCAAAAGCTGATGGATTAAGAATACCAGCAGAATGATCCATTGGGTAAGTGGTGGAGGGTCTCTTTGAATAGGGCACCGCGTTAGGGCCAGTGGTAACAGCTTTATCTGCTGCGACTACAGCTTGGTTCAACAGAGCAGAGTCATCAACAGGTGTGTTATCGATATTTACTGTTGCACTACTTTCATCAGGAATGCCTCTTGCATTAGCAGCGTCAGCCTTAGCTGCGTTATCTAGGCCGATCTGTAAAAGACCCTCAGTGCCAGAAGTATCCAAGCCACCTAATGCACCCGTCGTTCTGGTGCCGCTCGACAAGGCTGGTGTCTCAACAGCCAGCATCTCTGCTACCATTTGGGGGATAGCTGACTCAGGAACCCGTGCTGCCCTGAGCTGCTCTGTTAGCTCTGCTCGTCTAGCGGCTACAGCGTCAACAGAAGTGTCCAGACCTACTGCAATACTGTTTTTAGGTAAAGCCATCTTATTCTCCATAAACTTAGCTGCACGGGTCACATACTGTTGTGTTTCATCTGGTAGATCCTCGAACTTACCGCCTCTGGCTAACCAGTTCTCAGTGGCTTGTGGACCCATGTTGTAGGCAGCTAGTTTCTGTAAGGGCGTTTTGAAACCGTGATAGTTCGAGTAACCAGTTACATAGCGACCAGCCAGACTACGGGCCTTCGTTGGATCTAGGACATCAGATAGGGGAATATTGTCGGGCATCTTGTAGCCCATGCTGTGTAGGTTCTTGGGCATAAACTGGTATGCGCCTCTGGCACCTACTTTACTGGTAGCCACAGCAGCCTTGGCTGGGCTTAGGTGTCCTGTCTCTGCGTGTCTTATTGCATCAAGGAGGAATGGTTGCTGTATATTTGGATCATTAAGGATGCCAAGATTACGCACTTTTAACGACCACCTCCATACCCCATGCCCTGATAAGCAGGAGCAGAAATCATCTGCATCTTTGGTCTATTATCTTGCATTGAATAAGCAGCTTGTGTCTGCTGATTGAACATTGGAGACAAGTATTGCTGACCAAATCCAAAGCCAGCCATAGCACCGCCGATACCAGCCATCGTTGGGTTCACTAGGTTAGGGGATTGGTTGCTTGTCTGAGGTGCGCGACCAAGGATGCCAGCGTTGTACTTGTTGTACTGATCCATCGCAAAGTCGCGGTCTCCCTCAAACTGATCTTTGGCTGCGTTGTACTGGTTCTGTTGGTCTTTTTGTTGTACGTCACCAGCAGCACCCTGCATCTTCATTGCATCCATGCCCTGACCAAAGGCTGTAGAGTAAGCACCACCCATGCCCTGATTAGCAGCCATCATGTTACGGAAGGCGTTGTTTTGCTCAGTCAGTGACCTGTTCATAAGATCATCATTGATGCCCGCTGTTACATCAGCCGCTCTATCCATGTAGTCTCGACCAGCAATAGCTTGGGCTACACCCGCCCGTGATGAGTTGGTGTTGCCTGTTCCTGATGCACCCATACCGATGCTTGTCAGTGTGTTCTCTTGGAGGTTTCTTGTGCTGTCTCTGAGCGCACGGTCAACTAGGGGCTGGGAGTTGTCTAGGGCAAACTGCCTAGCGGTAGCCATGCGGTCCTGACCAGCTTGGTTGTATAGGTCTGCGTAGTTCTGAGCAAAGCCACCTGTGGCGTTCATCATGTTATTAGAGGCGTTCATGCGATCAGTGCCAAAGCCATACATATTGTTCATGGCATTGGTCTGCATGTCATTCATGCCCGCGTATGTAGGGCCACCATAGTAACCAGCGTCTAAAGCACTGTTGAGAGCGTCTGTGCCGCCTTTATACATATCTTGGATGTAGGGTCTGGCATCAGTGTAACCACGGTTGTTCATCTCAGTTGCGTAGTCAGTGGCTCTGCGTTGTTGCTTTGCGGCTTTGTTTGCAAAGTAGCCACCCACCACTGCACTTCCGATTTGTGCTGCTGGATTACCCATTTTATATCTCCAATTTGTATATATCAGCTTCGCCATCCGCTGCTGTAAAAGCGTAGGTAAAACCAAACATTCTTATGAACTTCTCTTGCATTTTAGTGTGTCTTAGGCAGTAAACAGGTTGAGTCCGAAGAGCCAACAGACTGTTAAAATCTAAGTGCAGCCGTTTCTTTGCTTGTCTTGTCCATCGACAAACAACATCACAGTGAACAAACGTAAGACTGTTACCATCAAGTAGATCTAGGTATTCGTAGTAGATCGTGTGTTGTTGTGGACGTACAAAGACAGGAACCTTTATACCGCTACCCATGCCGTACCGTTATAAACGACAAGGCCACTAAAGCCGTTGCTAAGGGGGTTCCACGGGCTGACTGCGTATCTGACCATACCCTTGATTGGGTTGTCAGGTGGAGCATCAGCTACTTGGATTGCTGCTTCTGCTAGTGTCCTGATAGATGCTTCGATGCGCTGTAGCTCATCTTGCATGTACCTACGAACACCAGCCTCAATAACTGGATACTGCTGCCTGACATACTTGTTGACTACAATATTGGTATTATCTGAGACAGTCATCTATCTAGCTCCTGTCGGTGTGACATCCAGATCAAAGCCACTAAACTCAAAGTCCTTGTTGTCGCTTACAGTCATCTTGTAACTAAGATATCGACCAGCAGCCCGACTATCTATCTTGTGCTGAGAAGCCATATCAAAGGTGACAGAGGCTGCGTAGGTTGGTGTAGCTCTGGGTATGTCAGATGCACCAAACTGGAACGTGAGTGTGGTGTCTGCTGTATTTACTGTATCAGCTTGTGGGTAGATCCTAGTGACCACCATGTAACTTGAAACAGCAGTGCCAGCTTCATCTAGGTCTAAACCAATGCGCTCAAGCACTGGAGGCTTGGTGGCCTCTGTATCAAGCTGGAATGTTAGCTTGCCCTCATCAGCTAGATCAATGCCATACAGTTTGTCGCTTGTCAGACCATCTGCTGAGTTGTCTTCGCCCACCATGATAGCATGGACATCAAAGTTATCTTCTTGGTCATAATAAGAGCCACCAACAAGAGCGTAGGTGAGGGAGGTCGCATTAGCGTATGTGTTTACAGAATTGACATTCGCTGATGTACCAGATGATACATTAGGCAAATCCATAAATGACCATGTGTTGTTTCTATAGTTGTAAACCGCTGCTCTATTGCACCGCGTAGCGTTTGTAAAAGAGACATGCTCATCACCTGACTGATAACAGAAGTAGATTTCGTTTAACGCCTCGTTGTGTTGCACAAAGCATCTGTCGGAGTTCTGTACGTTTAGACCTTTGAATATAAAGTTCTTCACACGCTCATCGCAGATAGACTGCTTGGTTGTACCATCGTGGGCATAGATATCTTGGGGGCCAAAGACAAAGTGCTTGCCTTCGATCTCGACAGAACAGTTCTGGTTGATGATTCCGCTGTCAGTAAACAGCTTACGAAAGTTAAAGATAAATGTGCCGCCGACAAACTCCATCTGCCACACTTGGTCACTGGAGTAGATGATGAAGTTAGAGCCTAGTGTGCCACCATCGATGATCTCGGTTTGCATCTGCACTAGATCGTTGAAGCCAGCACTTCTAGTTGTATCCGTTTCATCCCAGCTATCTGGGATTGCGTTGGCTGTCACTAGGTTCGAGAACCTCACACGGTTGGGAAAAGCTGTTGTGCCTTCTGTTATGTTTAAGGCAATCAAGAAATCACCGTA